GGAGCTGAAGAAGCCATCTACCGTGCCCTTGCAATACGGCATATGGAGCTACCAGTTGGCGAGTTTATTACAGAAGCACTTGAGAAGAATGTTCCCGACTCTGCACGAACACTTCTAGAATCAAACGTAAAGGATGAGGTCAAACACGACCTCGCCCTTACATATATCACCAATGCTATAGGCGTTGATGAAAAAGCAGAGGCAGAAGCTTTCAAGCTGAGAGATGCTTGGGAAGCACACCCAGATCACACTATATTAAAAGCTTTGGTAGCTGAACGTGCTATTTTCTTTGTTATTCTTCCTTTCTTTAGGTTTTGTGGTGATTCGGGTATCCGAACAGTATCAGCTGATATATCCAGAGATGAACAAATTCACGTGGCCTGTAATAGTCTCGTTTGTTCTGCTATGGGTCTACGCCCTAGTAATTCTCTGGACAAACTTAGGAAAGCCACAATTAATTGGATCTTTCAACCACTAGGTATAAATACGACCGATAAATATTTGGACAAAAATTTTTGGCTGGATTCAAGTGATCGATTAATGTATGAAGGAAAAGCTCCACAGCTTTCTGATACACGGTCAGCAAGGATGCCAGCATTCTTTGAGCATAGCAATGTCAACCTACCCCAATATGCTTGAGCCTTTACTAGGGCCAAACATAGAATCACTCCTCCTAGAACTGGAGGAAAAATTTCCACCAGTTAACCCGCATCCTAAAGAAGAGATAGGATCAATTATGTACAAATCAGGACAACGCTCAGTTATTGAGTGGTTAAACAATAGAATAAAGGAGGATAAATAATGGCTACATTAAGTAAAAATGACCCATTTTATGTATCTCCTGAACAACAGGCTGAACTTGAAAAAATCTTTGGTGTGTCACCAGCTAAGCAAAAAGCTGGTGATAAATTAAGGATACAACAGAACGAAGGATCTGATCCATCTGGTCTAGGCTACGATGAAAGAGGGTTCGAGCATTTAGGATACACACAAGAAGCAGCAGATAAACTATTGGGAGATATTCAGAAAGAAGCTGCTGCACCTATGTCACAAACACTGATTGACCATTACGCAAGATCAGGTGGACAAGTTACAGACCCTAGTGATATCTTTACTGGTGGTCGTGCTCAGAATTATCAACAAGCTAATGATCCTAGTACAATAGATGGTATGTGGAGGGAAGATAGTACATTAGATCCTCACTTTCAAACTAATTTTATACAACAGGAATTAACCGGACTTAGTGACTACCTTCAGCAATTTACTTGGGGTGATAATGAAAAGGCAGGCTTCGATCCGCAATGGTTAGAAACAGGAATACCAAAAGGAGGTATAGCAACAGATGCATACGATACACAAGATGCTGTGTATGCTAAGTCAAATCATCGTCAGTTTAATGACTTACTGAAGCATCAAGGAGCACAAGCTGGCTATTTAAGAGGATTGACTGCACCAGCTGAAGCTCTTGCTAAAAAGATGGGTATAGAATGGACAGCACCTACTTTTACAACAGGTAATACATCTGATAATGTAGGATTATTCGAAGGAATGCAGTCGCTTCAAGAGTTATTTAGTACTATAGATGAGACAAGAGCACCTAATGTAAAAAAAGCAATAGACCTTGATACACCTAATTTAGAACAGAAAATTACCGATACTTATACGAAAGTATTTGGTGACGATGCAGATAAATTTATGGCTGATGGTGGTCCAGACTATTGGCTTGGTGAATTACTAAACGATCCAAACAATTCGATACCAGTAGGAGGAAGTATATCACAATACCTTGAGGATGCATTTAAAAATGATCCTAGCTATAAAACATGGGCTGCAGCTAAACTACCTGTAGGTTTGACTGATGAAGAAATGGGACTAGGAGGTAATGAAGGTGATACAGTAGGTGGTCCTAGTGAGAACCCTTTTGATGACCCTACTCTTGATCCCAGCATTTTTGATGGTGCGCCTACTCCTCCTTGGGAAAACCCCGGCGGCACACCAGCAGGCGGCAATCAAGGCGGTGGTGGCAGCACTACTGTATTTAATAACTACGGTTCTAATACTAGTGATTGGAGTGATATGTTTAATACTTTTAATGAGAATATAATGAATTCTTTTAATAGTAGAATAGATGATTTACAAAAATCATATGCAGATAGTCAAAAAAGTAATGAAGATATACTGAAAGGATTTAGAGAAGAGATAGCTAGTAGAGATCAAGCGGCAGCTGATAGACAGTATCAAGAAGCTGCTTACGGAGAAAGAACTGTTAATAGAGAAGTAAAAGGAGTTAAAACACTAAACGAATTACCCGGATATACACCCAAGTCCAGAGGGACACGAGGTCACTTCAATAGAGCAGGTTCTCGATTGAAAACTTCATCACTAAATGTAGCATAAAAAAAATGACAGCTAAATCTAGGTATGATTATTTATCCAGTGATCGTTCCCAGTTTCTAACAGAAGCAGAAGACGCATCGAAACTCACCCTACCCTATCTCATCAGTGGACATGAAGAGAACACTAAAGGGATGAAACAACTCAATACTCCTTGGCAATCCGTTGGAGCCAAGGGAGTTGTAGCTTTAGCAAGTAAACTATCACTCAGTCTTGTACCACCCCAGACTAGTTTCTTCAAGTTACAACTAGATGAGTCACAATTAGGGCAGGAGTTTCCACCAGAAGTAAAATCAGAACTTGATTTATCCTTTGCAAAGATAGAGAGAACTATTCTAGAAGCTATTGCAGCATCAGATGATCGTGTAGTAATACACCAAGCATTGCAGCACTTAGTAGTAGGTGGTAATGCTCTTATCTTTATGGGTAAAGATGGTTTGAAATTATTTCCGTTGAACCGCTTTGTGATAGAACGAGATGGTAACGGCAACGTGATTGAAATAGTCACCAAAGAAAGAATTAACAAAAAATTAATAGAGAATCAGATACCTGAAGAGGTACTGTACTCAGAAGAAGAAGGTCCAGATAGTTCTATTGATGAGACTACTGGTGATAAAGAAGAGTGTGATATCTACACTCATGTAACTAGAGATAACAATAGATTTATATGGCATCAAGAAGTATTTGATAAGGAACTATCTGGAAGTAAAGGTAAGGCTCCTGTTGAAACTACACCTTGGCTACCACTTAGATTTAATACTGTTGATGGAGAAGCTTATGGTAGAGGAAGAGTAGGTCAATTCATTGGGGATCTCAAGTCCCTTGAAGCACTCTCTCAGGCACTCGTAGAAGGCTCTGCAGCAGCTGCAAAAGTTGTTTTCGTTGTATCACCCTCAAGCACAACTAAACCTCAGACACTCGCTTCTGCAGGCAATGGAGCTATAGTACAAGGTAGACCAGATGATATAGGTGTAGTACAAGTAGGTAAGACAGCTGACTTCCAGACTGCTTATCAATTGATGGCTACATTAGAAGGTAGATTAAATGAAGCTTTCCTTATACTTAGTGTAAGAGATAGTGAAAGAACTACTGCTCAAGAAGTACAGATGACTCAGATGGAGTTGGAACAACAGCTCGGTGGGTTATTCGGTTTACTTACTATTGAATTCTTAGTACCATATTTAAACAGAAAGCTTAGTGTATTCCAAAAGACTGGAGAGATTCCTAAGATACCTAAAGGAATGGTTAAACCAATCATTGTAGCAGGTATTAATTCTCTTGGTCGTGGTCAAGACGTACAAGCATTAGGTAACTTCTTAACAACCCTTGCTCAAACAATGGGTCCAGAAGCTATTCAACAATACATTAATCCTGATGAACTAATCAAACGATTAGCTGCTGCTCAAGGTATTGATGTTCTTAATCTTGTTAAGAGTATACAAGAAATACAACAAGAAAAACAGCAGAGTCAACAGCAAGCAATGCAGATGGAACAAATGAAGCAAGCACCTAACATGGCTAAAGCTCCTATGAATGATCCATCTAAGAATCCTGCATTAGCAGCACGATTACAAGAACAAGCACCACCTGAAGCATAATGGCAGAAACATTAACATTTGAAAACACAACAGAAACCACTACCATGGAGAATCTTAATGCTGATGAGCAGGATTCTCTACAGGTAGGGGAGGCTATGATAGATCAGCAAGAGAATCTTCTAGCTGGTAAATATAAAGATGCACAAGAATTAGAAAAAGCCTATGTCGAACTTCAAAAGAAACTTGGAGACAAAGGTACTGGAGATAGCTCGGAAGCTGGGGACTCCCAAGATAGTGAACAAGTGGAGTCCAAAGAAGGTGGAGAAAAAGAGAAAGAAACTAAAGAAAATACTGCAAGCAATGGAGTCTTAGATCAACTCTGGGAACAAGCTCATACAAAAGAATCATATCAAAAAGAAACTGTTGAGGCATTAAATAAATTAAGCCCAGTCGAAATAGCGGATGCTCATCTTAAGTTCCGTGAACAAGTTGAGAGATCTCAACCTCAAATGACTGAACAGCATGTTACACAATTAAAAAATGTAGCAGGTGGTGAGCAGCAGTATGGTGAGATGTTACAATGGGCAACTGATAACCTATCAGATCAAGAAGTGAAAATGTTTGATGCAGTAATGGATCAAGGAAACCCACTCGCAGCTTACTTTGCAGTACGTTCTTTAGCTTATAGGTACCAAGATGCACAAGGTTATGACGGTAAAATGGTGACAGGTACAGCGCCTAAATCAGATGGAAATCAATTCCAAAGTCAAGCAGAAGTAGTAGAGGCTATGAGTGATCCTCGCTATGATAGAGACCCAGCTTTCAGACAGAAAGTAATGAAGAAGCTCGAACGATCCAATGTAAACTTTTAATTATGGCACTAACTAGTACGGATCAAGCGTATGGTGAACAGTTACAAATTAAAGATAAAACTAATGAAGGATTAATTCAACAGAATAATCTATTAAAAAATATAGCTCAATCTTTAATGATTTCTGGAGCAGGTGGATCTCCCGGTCAACCTTACACTCCTCCTAAAGAAGATCCTAAGAATCCTTATGTACCAGCACCTAAACAAAAATTAGCTAGAGCTAATAACATCAGAGGTTTTCAAGATAAAGGTTGGCAATTAAACATTCCTCTTCATGATTGGAAACAGATTCCACCGGGAATTAAAAATGATCCTGATTTTATCAATTTACACTTAAGAAGAATGCAAGCTGATGGCACACATTTTGATGAGTACGGAGTACCTATACAAGACCCTACCAAAGGCATGGACCCTTCAGGTAATCCGATAACTATACCTCATTTAAAACAAACACCAGAGGAATCAGAAAAGAACAAACAGCTACACATACAGAAGTATCATCAAGCAATGGCTGGTCCTGATTATATTGGAGATAAATTAAGGTATGGTCAGCTGGATAGAATTTTAAATCCATTTAATGATTTCCGTAAACCTACTTTAGATCAATTAAGAATCCATAGTAATGCGTATCCGAAAACGTAGTCAATGACTGACGTATACAGGGGAGAACGTGGCGACCTGAACTTTCATCATCGCCCATTAAACTCACACATTATTTTAATGAACGACACTGAAGTAATTCAACTTCAAGCTCCTATTGAATACACTATGAACGATAACGCAGAAATCCAAAACGGACGCTGGGCTATGCTTGGCATTGTGGCAGCTCTCGGAGCCTACGCCACGACTGGTCAACTTATACCCGGTATATTTTAAATGAAAAAAATTCTATTAGCTGCAACAGCAACACTATTTTCAACTCCAGCATTCGCTGGGGTATATGTTAACACTGAATTGAATCAGGGTTACACAGGCTCTGACTATTTCGGCAGAGCAATCGACTTCCACATTGGATACGAGGGAGGCGACAAGACCTCCTACTACATTCAAGGTGGTCCCACAGTTCTCGCATATGAAGGTATCGATGGTACTGATACTGAGATCTCTGGTAAGGTTGGACTCAACCATAAGGCTACTGACAAGGTAGGTTTATATGGTGAGTTAGCTGGCATCACTGCTGGTGATGAAGATAACGTCTACAACCTAAAAGCTGGCGTTAAATACACATTCTAATTATATAAATGACTACAGCCACACTAACAAAACCAAATACCAACTGGCAGAGTTTATGTGACTGGGTTACGAGCACAGATAACCGCCTCTACGTGGGGTGGTTTGGTGTGCTAATGATCCCTGCACTACTAACTGCTACAACAGCCTTTATAATAGCTTTCATAGCTGCTCCACCAGTTGACATAGATGGTATACGTGAACCCGTAGCTGGCTCTCTTCTCTATGGAAACAACATTATCTCAGGGGCTATCGTCCCTTCATCAAACGCAATCGGTCTTCACTTCTACCCAATCTGGGAAGCTGCAACCCTCGACGAGTGGTTGTATAACGGTGGACCATATCAACTCATTGTGTTCCACTTTCTCATCGGTATCTCAGCTTACTTGGGACGTCAATGGGAACTTAGTTATAGACTAGGAATGCGACCATGGATTTGTGTCGCTTATTCTGCACCAGTGGCTGCAGCCTTCTCTGTCTTCCTCGTGTACCCATTCGGTCAGGGGAGTTTCAGTGATGGTATGCCTCTTGGTATTGCAGGGACTTTCAATTTTATGTTTGTCTTTCAGGCAGAGCACAATATCCTTATGCATCCGTTCCATATGCTCGGCGTTGCAGGGGTATTCGGTGGAGCTTTATTCGCTGCTATGCATGGAAGTCTCGTTACATCTTC